CATATTGTTGGTATTGCTCAACCTGTTGATTCTATATTGATACAATATGAAGAAGCACTTATTAGTATGCAAGAGATGTTTGAGAATAGAGAAAGTCAAGCAACCGTAACAGGTAATGGTGATGTAAATGAATTGACTCAGAAGTTAAGAGACCATTTAAAAAGTATTGAAGAAGAGAATGATGATTCAGGTGATAACGTGTTACCGTTTATAGACCCAAAAACATTGCATTAATTTAGTATATACTACCTTCCCTAAAGAGTACTTTAAGTATACTATAAAACGCCATAAAAGTCAAGTAAAAAATAAAATTAAATTTAGTATTGACTTATAAACAAAAATCAACTATAATAGTGATATGAAAAATAAACTTAACAGGAATTAAAATGAATAAAGTGAAACCAAGAGATAGACCACACTACGTGAATAACGCGCAGTTCTCACAAGCAGTGGTTGACTATGTTACTATATTAAATGAAGCACGCGATAATAAAGCAAACCAACTTCCGAAGGTTCCTGACTATATCGCTTCATGCTTCCTAAAAATATGTGAGGGACTTTCTCATAAAGCAAACTTTGTAAGATATACCTATCGTGAAGAAATGGTAATGGACGCAGTGGAGAACTGTCTCAAGGCAATCGAGAACTATAACCTCGAAGCGGCAACACGTACAGGTAGACCAAATGCCTTTGCTTACTTCACACAAATATCTTGGTATGCATTCCTACGCAGAATAGCAAAGGAAAAGAAACAACAAGATATCAAAATGAAATATATTAATCAATCTGGTATTGAGAACTTTCTTGACAATGAACTTGGTGATGCTCAGAGTGCTACAGTGGCACAGGCATTCGTTGACCAACTTCGTATTCGTATCGATGAGGTTAAACTAAAAGATAGTGAGTGGAAAGAGGTTGTAAAAAAACAACGAAAAAGACGTACTGTTAAAGTTGATAGTGACCTATCGGGATTTATTAATGAGTGATTATGTACATTTCACATATCATGGTCGCGACCTTGAGTTAATGGGTTGGAACTTAGAAGTTCTTGGTGACGCAGAAACAAGACTATTACATAAAGACAATGTAACCTATAATAAATGGTTAGACGAACAAGAAGCGGCATTGGATTTTTATATTGAAAGTGACCCTTGGGAATGACCCAATATAATACTTGACTTTTTAGTTGTAGTAGTATATACTAAAGGTTATATGAGAAAGGCAGACTAATGAAAATAGCAATACTGAATGATACCCATGCGGGTATTCGTAACTCCTCGGATATCTTTATGGATTACCAAGAGAAGTTCTATCGAGATGTATTCTTCCCTTATCTAAGAGAAAATGGTATCACTCAGATACTTCACCTTGGCGACTACTATGATAACCGTAAGACCGTAAACTTCAAGGCACTAGGTCATAACCGTAAAATCTTCCTAGAGAAGTTACGTGAGTATGGTATTACTATGGATATTATTCCTGGCAATCATGACGTGTACTATAAGAATACTAATGAGTTGAATGCTCTGAAAGAACTTCAGGGTCACTATATGAATGAAGTTAATCTTGTTATGGAACCTACCGTAGTAAACTATGAAGGGTTGAAGATGGGACTGGTTCCTTGGATATGTAAAGAGAATGAAGAACAGTGCCTTGACTTTATTGCTAATTGTAAAGCAGACTTTATTGGTGCTCATTTAGAACTACAAGGGTTTGATATGCAGAGGGGTATGCCTTGTCACGATGGTATGTCTCCTACGCTTTTCTCTAGGTTTGAAACTGTATTATCAGGTCACTTCCACGCTAAATCTCATATGGGTAACGTACACTATCTTGGTTCGCAAATGGAGTTCTTCTGGAATGATTGTAATGACGCGAAGTATTTCCATATCCTTGATACTGAAACAAGAGAACTAACTGCTGTTCGTAACCCCGTAACAATCTTTGAGAAGATATATTATGATCACGAAAAGATAAACAAGTTTCAAGACTTATCTCACCTCGATGAGAAGTTCGTAAAACTAGTTGTTGTAAATAAGGGTGATGCCTATGAGTTTGAAAGGTTTGTTGACAGAGTACAGGCACAGAAGATACACGAACTTAAAATACAAGAAGACTTCTCAGACTTTATTGGTGAGAATGTAGATGATGATAAAGTATCTGTAGAGGATACTGAACAGATTGTATATGATTATATCGACGCTGTTAATACCGACCTTGATAAGGGTAGGATAAAGAAAGAGATTTCTGATTTAATGAAAGAAGCACAGAGTATGGAAATAGTTTAATTTTCTACTTGACTTATTCAGTCGAATATACTATAATATAATTTGTAAAGGACTTATATGATTTATTTTGAGAAACTACGTTTTAAAAACTTCCTGTCTACAGGTAATAACTTCACCGAAGTTGAGTTTGAGAAAACACCTACCACATTAATAGTGGGTCAAAATGGAGCAGGTAAGTCTACTATGCTAGATGCTTTATCGTTTGCTATATTCGGTAAACCTCATAGAAAAATCTCTAAGACGCAACTCGTAAACTCAATCAATGGTAAAGGTACTATTGTAGAGGTGGAGTTTCGCATCGGTTCATCTAACTATAAAGTTGTCCGTGGTATCAGACCTAATAAGTTTGAGATATGGGTCAACGGTAATATGGTGAATCAAAATTCTCATGCTCGTGAATATCAGACGATGCTTGAGAATAATATTATCAAGTTGAACCACAAGTCCTTTCATCAAATAGTGGTTCTTGGGTCTTCATCCTTCGTCCCGTTTATGCAACTCTCTGGAGGCGCACGACGCGAAGTGATTGAAGACCTACTTGATATTAATGTTTTCAGTAAGATGAATGGTATCCTAAAGGAACAGACATCTATACTCAAAGATAAGATGAACAATAACGCACACGAAATCAATCTGGTTGATACTAAGATACTCTCTCAGAAGAAATACCTTCGCGACCTTACTACGATTACATCGGCACAGAAGAAAGAGAAACAGGAAACTATCAATAATCTCCAAGAAGATATACGGATATTGAATGAGTCTAACGGAAGTCTTACTTCTGAAATAACAACAAACCAACCTGCCCTTAATGACGAGTCTAGTAGCATATCAGGTAACATTACTGAACTTGATAAGTTTATGACTCAGTTTAAAACTAAACAGAAGAACGTAGTGAAACAGGCAAAGTTCTTTTCTGAAAACGATATCTGTCCTACATGTGAACAGGATATAGATGCCGATACGAAACAACATCACCTATCCGAATGCAAGACCAAGGCAGGAACTATCAAAGATGCCTTAGAGATGGGTGAGAAGAAACGTACTAGTCTTAACTTATTATTAGAACAAGTAAATACTAAGTTAAATGAAGTAAGAGAGTGGCAGAGTAAAGTTAATGCGAACACTCAAGAGATTGGTCGTATCAATACTAACATCAACCGACTACAAAGTGAAATACAAGAAATAGAAAATAATACTGGAGACCTTACCGAAGCAAACGAGGGTCTGGAGAAACTAAGAATAGAGAAAGAGGGTTTACAAGAAGATAAGTTTAAACTCGCTGAACAAAACTCATACAATCGTGTCAACGCAGAACTACTAAAAGACACGGGTATAAAGACAAAGATTATAAGGCAGTACTTACCTGTTATCAATCAGTTGACTAACAAGTATTTACAAATCCTTGACTTCTTTGTTCACTTTGATTTGGATGGGAGTTTCGCTGAGACTATCCGTTCAAGACATCGTGACGCATTCTCCTATGACTCATTCTCTGAGGGTGAGAAACAACGTATTGACTTGTCATTACTATTTACATGGAGACAGATTGCTAAGATGAAAAACTCTGTAGCAACAAACCTTCTAATCCTTGATGAGACTTTTGACTCATCTTTGGATGAAGAGGGTATCGAGAACTTGATGAAGATTATTGCTACTGTCGCTGAAGACACTAACGTCTTTGTCATTTCACATAAGTCTGAATTAGAAGACGCTGCTTTTGAACGGAAGTTAGAGTTCGTAAAAGAAAAAAACTTCTCTAAATTGAAAAAAAGTGCTTGACTTATTCAGTCAAATGATATATTATAAAGTCTATACAATAAAGAAAGGTGACCTAAAATGGAACTAAATGACACAACTATTAATATACTAAAAAACTATGCTACAATAAACCCTAACATAGTTATTAACGAGGGTAATCAACTGAAGACTATTTCGACTGCTCGTAATGTCTTATCTACAAGCGAAGTGAACGTGGAGTTTCCACAGACCTTTGGTATCTATGACTTGAATGAGTTTCTAAATGTACTCTCATTAGTAGATGAACCAAGACTAAGGTTTGAGAATGACTATGTTGTTGTAGGTGATGCTACAGGTCGTTCATCTGTTAAGTACTTCTTCTCTGACCCAGAGATGTTAACTTCTCCTGCGAACTCTATTAACATGCCAGAACCTGAAGTTAAGTTTACGCTAGACAGCGATACTCTTAAGAAGGTAAAGCGTGCTGCTGCAGCACTCGGTCATGATGAGATATCTATTACACCTGTAACAGGGGCGATACGTTTATCTGTTCTTGATAGTAAAGACGCAACATCTAATAATTATTCTATTGATGTTGAAGGTTCATATCCGGA